TTCCTGTTAAATTATTTCCTGTAATACCTGTGTATGAAATTTCTTCGCTACCAACTTGAATATAATTTGTCCCCGAGCTAGGAAATCCTGTAGTGTCAGTTAAAGTAATAGAAGTTCCAGAACCGCCAGTGCCAAATGCATCATCTAATAATGCTCCATTTAAAGTTGTAGTTCTAGGGTTAGCGGCTGTTCCTCCATATTGTCCAAGTCCCCAACCATAACCAGGTAATTGTTGAGCAGGACCTACTGTGTAATAAGCTTGTGATCTAATTCCTCCAGATAAAGTTGCTCCAGCACCAGTTTCAGCAGTTGGCATTGTAATAGTAATGGTTAATGCTGTAGGAGCAGAAGCAACCATAAATTTTTTATCATCAAAATCAGTTGCGGTATAATTTGATCCAGTTATTGTAGTGAAGTTATCTAAAAGAACAATATCTCCTTGATTCATTCCATGGGGTGTTGCATATGTAATTGTAACAGTTGTAGAACCATTTGTAGTTGAGAAAGCATTGGTTAAAGTTAAAGTCTGTCTAATTGGGTGAATGTCATAAAAAATACCTCCTGTATAAACATATAAAATTCTGTTAGTCCCTATTATAGAAAATTTAATCCCTGATTTATTAACGACATGATGCATGGCTCTTGCTGCACCTGTTAGTTTATTCTCACCTAACTGTGACCAACCACCTATTTTTTCAGGTGTACCGTATCTAAAACGTACATTATCACCACCTACCCATTGTCCTTCGGCAGTAGTTTCAGTAATTTGTTTATTGAACCCTGGTTGAAATCCTATTTTTTGTAGCATAGCACCTCATTATATATGCTTTTTATTATTTTGGTAGTATTATATATAATGAATGAAAAAATTCAAAGTCAATCTTCCGTTTTCTGGGGAGTCTCCAAAGTGACCATATGCTAAATGATTGTGAGATCCGCTATATATTACAGCTCTATTTTGAACATATTTAACGTCTGATATCACATTACCATTATCGTCAAGTATATAAGTTCCAGAATCTGGATTAGTTTCATTTAAATAAATCAACATTGAGTAATCACACTTGTCTTTGTGAATCCAATCTTTTCCAAGAGAATCATCTCCTCTAAAATGTACATAAGAAAATACTCTTATTTTGTTAACATCTAAATTAAATTTATTAAAATAACTTAAGGCGTAGGCTAGTAATATTGGGTTCTCTTGAAGAAGATCACCACTTCTTTGACCAGGCCACTTTTGAATTTGGTCTGTATACTTTTTATTAAATTGTTTACAATTATAGAGCTTAATTTTTTTTATTTCAGGAAGTAATAAATTAAGATGATCAAAATAATCTTCTACTACTATTAGACGTTTACTCATTAATTCTTTTTAATATTAAGAATTAAAGAAAGGTTTAAACCATCTATTTTAGTGTTGTTACGATATAGTCTTCTTCTAATATTTAAGGTTTCATCTTTTTTAATAACATGATCTTGTTCATGTATTTTCCAATGCCCTTCTCCATAAATTTGTTTTACGATAACATCGTAGTCTTGCACATACTCTATTGAATGAGCGCTATTGTCGTTAATACCTTTTGAAAAAATAAATCTAGATTCAACTTCGTTTCCTACAATGTATTTAATTTTATCCTGCAAGTTTCTTAATTCATCTGTTAGATCTAGAACGTTTGTTATTAAAGAAGTAAAACCTTTATCATAATAAACTTTCCATTTTTCATAATCTAAGTATCCTGTAACTTTATAAAAGTCTTTATCTACTATTTCTAAAGTATTATTTATTACCTGAACAGTAGGCTCTCCTAACATATCTCTGTGTGGCCATCTTTTTTCAATCTTTAAAAAATTAAAGATATCTTGTTCAGTTAAATTAATAGAGTGGTCTTTTATTAAAGACGACAGTTTATTCATATCCAACATTTTATTTTAACTCCAATCCTGTTAAGCTTTGATTATTTCCTAAAAACCCTTTTATAAAAACATTAAATGACAAACTAATTCTTGTTGATTTAGTTTCTTTTATATTTACTTTATGTTCTACATCAGAAGGAAATAAAATTAAATCTCCTGTTTTTACAGGAACCCACCAATTTTCTGCGTTAAATATGTTCCAATCTTTAGGGTAAACTTTTAATTGTTCATATTTTTTATTCACAAAAACTATACAATCTTCTTTTTCTCTTGCGTTTACATACAGAACTCCAGATATGTAACTATTTGGATGAGAATGAGTATGATGATGTTGATTGTTTTCTGTTACAGCTAACCAAGATTGAGTAATATAGGGCTCTATCTTTTCTGCTGGACAAACCACATTTTCAATATAATCATAAATTTTTTTAAGAATAAATTTTTTAACGTCTTTTAGATCAGGTTCATTTAAAAGATAATTGTTTTTACTCTTGCTATTGCCTGCATTAAAGTAAATCTTACCTTTATGTTTTTTAAAAAAGTCTAATTCTTTTTTATTAAATTTTCTATCCATTTCTGATTTAAAAATTGGAGTACAGAATATAGGTGTTATAGTAGAATCTTTCATACTTTTTTATTTTTATACATTATTTCCAAATATTTGTAAAGTAAATCTTTCTTCTTTAATACTAGGTAGGACAGAGGTAACACAATGACTTTCGTTTTTATCATTTACTATCATTTTGTTATATTCAGGAACTACTCCTTTTATTCCTTTTTTTGTTTCGTATAAAAATAAACCACCATCATTTTTATCCCAAGTTTTATTTAAATAAATGGTGGCTGCAATATTTGAAACCGGATCTTCGTGAAATGGAATATAAGAGCCTATGCCCCAAATATAAATCATTACATGTATATTTTTAATTTTAAATTCTTTTAATTTTTTTAAATCGTTTAATACTAAATTTAAAATTTTTTTATTTTGTGACAGTTTATATATTAAAACAAACGACGACTTTTCTACAATATTTTTATTCCATGAATAACTAGTGCACCAAGAGGGGTCAAAATCTGTGGATGTCTTTTTTATTAAACTATATATTTTTTCTATAGTAGTTTCATTTAAAACATTTTTATATATTTTCATTTAAAAAAAATTAAAGTTAATATTTACACGATACTTTTCATCTGTGCATGTAGTGCTGCTATGACTTTTAGATGGATTAAATAATAGAACTCTATTCTCAATACTTTCAATTTTTACTTTGTTATTTAAAACAGTATACCCATTGTTATTGTTTACATACAATATAGCTCCTTTATGCTCGTATGGATAATCCTTGTGCGAATTATGTCTTATAAATTTATTTTGATTTGGATACAAATTTGCTTTTATTCTTATTAAAGCTTTTGCATTTAATTTATCTAGCAGGGGAGACATTAATTTAAATAAACTACTATTAACAGTGTTGTTTCTATAAATTAAATGAACAAAATAAAAAGAATTATGTTTTTCTTTTTGGTTTTCTTTAGCAACAGAGTTACATAAAAACCATTGAAAATCCTCTCCTAAAATAGTTTCTTTTATTTGTTTAAAAGAATCCTTATCTAAAAAATTATCTATAATTTTATAGTTTTCTTTTACCATACCCAACTTATTGTTTGTAATCATTTTTTCTTTTTGTAATAATTAAAGTTTATTATTATTCTATATTCTTTGTCCGTGCATGTTGTTCCAGAGTGCTCTAATTTAGAATCAAATTCTACCAAAGTGTTTTCTTTACTTTTTACCTTTCTACCGTTTTTAAACGAAGTATAACCATTATTAGTATTCACATAAAATATACTAGTTTTATTATTTAAATCAGGTTCAAAGTCAGTGTGATAGCCATGCTTTATTATTTTATTAGTTTTATAAAGTAAATTTGCTTTAATACGGAGCAGAGATACTACGTTTAATTTTTCTAGTATTGGGTTTATTAGAGACAAATATTGCTCACTTGTATTAGGTCTAAGATGTCTATAGAAAGTATGACAGAACTGATAGTAGTCATCATCTCCCACTACCCCTTTATATAAGAACCATGGAAAACTAGTTCCGGTCATAACACTTTTAAGAGTATCAAACTCTTGGGCAGGTAAAAAATTTTCTATTACTTTCATTATAACAAACTATCAAAAGATGTATTAAAAGATATTATGGTTTTTCTTTCATTTGTTTTATTTACAGGAGACCTGTGCAACAAATAAGAAGGAAAAGTTAATAAGTCTCCTTCTCTAACGTTTAAATTTTTAATACCAAATATATTCGTAGCATATTTTTTATTACTTAATTCTAAAAAATAAACATTTGTAAATTGACTCTCTGCATGAGTGTGCCATACATGGGTTGAGTCTTTATCATACATTTGAAACCAATAGTTATGTATAATTAATTTTATTATATTGGAATGTTTTCCATATAGCTTTTTAGATATCTTCGAATAATATTTTTTTAAAATAGTTTTAAACGTTTTTTCAAAATAAGGTCTTTCTATATTTGATGGCATTTTCCAATCGGTAAAAGAAATTTTTTCAAAACAAGACTTTGGGGTATCTTGTATTTGTTTTAATAAAATTTTTTTAATTTTGGGATGTTCTTTTATTTTATTAATAAAAATTCTATCTTTCATTTTTTTTAAATTCTTGTTGTAACCCTAAATGTGGTCTTCCATCATATAAGTTTTGTTTAGCTATTTTAGATCCAACTTTATTATAATGTAAAAATACTTGTGCACACTGTTCACCTTTAAAAGGTTCTCTCCAATGTTCTAAATCCATACCCTTATAAATTAACATATCACCTGGATTTAAGTTTATCTTAACTCCTTTCATACCTCTTTCTCCAGAAGGCTCTAAATAAATTGGCCAACAATCTCCTCCTAGATTTAATGTGGTAGATATCTCACAACTAAATCTATCTTTGTGACGTTTTAATTCATCTCCTTTTTTATAAATTCTTGCATAAGAATAATTAGGGGTTAGTTTTAATCCAGTATTTTTTTCAACTATTGGTTTTACTTTTAATAACAAGGTATCCATTAAAACATCCCCATAATTAGAATAAGTGTCTGGTACTTGTGGATCAGACCATACCCCCCAACATGTTTCAAAAGGAGAAATAAACTTAGTATCAAATAAAGTCCCAGCAACTTGTTTTTTTAAACAAAAATAATCATAGGCTAATTCACATATTTCTTTAGATAAAGAACTTTTAATGAGTTTGTATTTATTTTTTTTAAACATAGGGCCACCCATAATTCCATATAACTAAAGAATATCTAGTTCCGCTTTTTACTGGTGAAACTTTATGATGGATGAAAGATGGAAATACACAAATAGATCCTCTAGGTGTTATCTCATCACATGTTATTATTTTTTTAGATCCCGGTTTTATACCTTTTCTAGTATCAAATAATAACTCTCCACCTGTATAATCTTTTGGATCGGATAAAGAAACTGTTACAGATAATTTTCTTATTTTACCTTTAAAGTTTACATCCTCTCCTTTATGGGGAATAGGGTTATCATCATGATGCCAATCATAAAATTGATTTTTATTATAGATTGTAAATTGACATGGTTCAGACCAATCCCATTGAAAATTCCATTGTGCATTACGATTAGCAATATGTATCCACGGATGTATTAAATTATAAATCCATTTATCCTCAAGCCAAACTATATCTGATTTTCTTACCTTTCTTAATTTTTCTTTGTATTTACTAAACTTATTTTTATTTTCTTTAAGCTGTTCAAACTCTTTTCTTGTTTGAATACCTATAACAGCCTCTCCCGGTTTTTTAGTTTTAGCATAATCAATGATGTGGTCACATTGTCTATCACTAAGTGCATTTTTAAAATACCAATAATAATGCTGTAAGTTCATGACTTAATTTTTTCTTTCATTTTAAACCAACATTTTAAAATGTTTTTATTTAAAAGTCAATTAATATAGATTAATTTTCTGTCCAGGAAGTTCCGTCCCACAACCACTCTTGGTCAGACTCACCCATATAAATCCATTTTTGTAAGTCTTCTCTC